GCTTCTTTTGATGACATATTGTTAATACGTTCTTGCTCTTTTTGAGCAAAATGATATTGTTCTGCTTCTTCTAGTTGTTTTTTATATTTATTTTTATAATCATTATATGATATTGCCATAAATACCTCCTACCATTTATGAGGACCATAATGTTTCATTGCATAATTTGTTTTTTCAGTAGCTTCAATATAATCATTTATGCCAGCATCCCAAACATAATATTTTCCATTGCATTCCCAAATCTTTTGGCCGGACATATTTTTTCCAGTACTATCTACAGCATAATTAAACAATTGACCTACTGTATATCCGCTTTCTTTTAATGGAGTGCCACCAATATTGTTTGGTTGGTAACCATTTTTGAAAACCCCATATTGAGCATCTGGATTTATATTATTTGTAAATGGATTTAATACTAAAGTCCTACCATTTTTTGATGTAGTTCCTTTTAAATTTGAACTATTATTTTGTTTATTATTAGGGCCATCTTCAATAGGGTCTGAGCCTCCATTGTTACTATATAATTTTTGTTTGCTTAAAGCATATTCTTTTTCCCAATTAGCTTGACTCTGTCTGTCTTGTTCTCTTTGTAATGCTAAGCTTTCGTTATACTGTCTTTGTTTTTCAGCCAGTTCAGCTTCCCATTGTCTTATAGATTCTGCTCTATCTTTTTCGTTTTGAATATTACTATATTCAGTTTGATATCTGTTATAATATTCACTATCAAGGCTTTGATTATTAGACAATTGATTTTGAGTAATGTTATTTTTATTACTCATATAGTTTTCTTGATATTGCAATTTCATTTGTAATTTGTTTAAGGCATTTTGGGCTTTAGTAACATCATTTGTTAACCTTGCTTCAGCCATGGCATTATCATATTCTGTAATAGCTTCTTGCATTACTTTATTAGAATTGGCTAGTCTATTTTGATATGTATTAAAACCACCTAATTGAGATGTTTCAGAAACACCACTACCATTTAATCCACGACTTGCCATATTTTCTGCTTGATACCCGTATGGATTTATAAATGCAGTATAATCATTAAGCGCTTTTTTATCTTCTGTTTCTTTGGCTTTTCTAGCTTCTTCTTTTTGCTGTTCTATTTTACTTTCATTAAAAGCTAATTGCTTATCTAAGTTTTCATTAGTAATTCTTTCATAATCATCAGCATATTTATTTTGATTATCATATAGATTTTTATTTTCAGTTAATAAGTCATTATATGTATTATTACTATTATTTATAGCATTTTGTCTTTCTTGCTCAATTTTTGCCAATCTTTCATCTTCCATAATTTCCTCCTATCTTTTTATGTATCCCGCAATAAAACCTTGCATTGTACACGAATAAAGCCCAAATGGTTTATTTGAGCTAAATTTTATTTGTATATCTTTAAATTTTTTATCTTTTATTTTGTAAGCAATATATCCTTTTTTATCACTTAATACTCTTTTTTCTTTTAAAGTACCATCAACTATTGTATCAACATGAATGCTATCATTATTCATGATTTTAACATCAGCTGTATTTCCCTTTTTGTTAGTAGTTTTTGAATAACTTGGATATCCAAAATCATCTTTTGGTGTGGTCCAATATGAATTTATATTTATTTCATTATCTGTTGTGCCTTTTAGTTCAAATAAATCTCCAGTAGAATTACCCAAATAAAGTTTTTGCCTATATTCTTTAATAAAGGTTATATTATTTGGTAGTTCCCAATAAAACCACTCGTATTCAGTATCATTTGAGCCATTTTGAAACATTTTTCGGCTATCTGCTAAATATATATGTGAACCTATTAAACACATCAAATATCCGTTATATTCAGCTAATTTGACATTAGTATAATTTGTTTCTTGTAACATTTTAGCGTCTACTAAGCTTGACCTATGCTGTAATATTTGTTCACTATACAAAGAACTATTTGAAATACCCTCTAATCCCTTATTTGAGAAAAATACTACATCATCATTAAAATTAATTCCAGTGGATACACAACCTAGTGAAATAGACCCATTTACACTTGGATAAATTTTATCAAATTGACTATCAAGTGTTGGTGTTAAATAATATAAACTACTAGAATTTTGATTTATTTCTTTTAGAACCCACAATACACCATTACCTGGTATAATAGCTTTAATATTAGATAAATCCATTCCACAAGTATAATAAGCAGTATCTCTTACATATCTTGGGTCATTTAATTCACAATGAAATACTGCATTAGGATAATCGGGATTACCTGAAAAAAATATTCTATTATCAAATTCACATAAAAGATTACATTTTAATATTCTATCTTCATAACCTTTACCTGTTTTAGAACATATTATATAAACTTTACTATCTTTTTCTGGAGCAGTATTAAAAGTAACAATACCTTTATCTCTATCTACAGTAAAATCAATATTTTCTATTAATTTTGTACCATCAACCTCAGCTTCCATCAAAAACACGGATGCACTATCTAAATCAATACTATCTAATTGATATTTAGTACTTTCTCCATCTCCAATAAAAGCATTCCTTCTTAAAGAAGTTAAACAATTAACAGCTTGATAAACTAAATCGGTATCTGTATCACTATCAATGGCGGTTGAGCCATCGGGGTTTTTGTAATATGAAGTCATTGGAATAGTTCCAACAACTTTAGAAACTTTTTCTCCATTATATTCCAAATAATTTAAACCATCTTTTATAAATAATGTATTATTAAAAATAAAACTACTACTCTCCTTTATATTCATACCAGTAAATAATTCACTCGTTTGAACTGGCTTATTTGGGTAATTAGTCCATTTTAATAGTTTCGTACCAACATGAAGTAAAACGTGCAAATTTTCATCTTTATTAAAGAAAAAAAGACCAAGAATTTTATTGCCAAAATTACCTAGCAATTCCATTCCTGGTCTTGTTTCAATACATTCACTATCCTTATAGTTTTTCCACATATTAAGTGCTAGTGGGCTTCTAGAAGAATTTACTTCGTTATTTGAAAAATCAACACCACGGAAATTAGAATATTTTCTTGTAATTATATCTGTAAGTGCCATTATATATCTAATCCCCCATCTATTATTGCAGTACTATTTGTAATTCTAGTATCTAACTCATTTTTCAATGTTTGGTATCTTTCATTAAAATATTTACCATAATTTGTTATCATATCATTTTTTAATAAATCAGATGCTATTCCGTATGGTGCTATTTCTAATGCATCTTCAGATAAATCAAACTCAAATGTTTTGTCATATTCATCTGAGTTTTCACTATTACTAAATTCCAACTTCATTTTGCTAGGTAGTTTATAATAATAAATATCAACAGTTTCTTCTTCTGGGCCATTTAAAATAAAACCTATTTCATAATCTCCAATTAATTCGTAATTTATGCTAGGTATTTTAATCAATTGATAAAAATCAGGAATATCTTTTAGTGCTAATTTTGCAGTATTCTTACTAACTTTGTATTGATATTTAGTTGGTATTTTTTTTATTCTTGATAGTTCAAAAATAACACTGTTGATTATCCCATTAATTTTCTTTAAAATATCTTCATCATCAGCTAAACCATCTAATTCCGGATATAACTCTTCAATTAAACTAAATGTCTTAATTTTTATTTCTCTTGCTGTCATTTTCCACCTCTGAATAAGCTTCTTTCATAGCTTTTAAATCAGTTTCAACTTCATCTAATGTTACCATTTCGTATGGTGGTATTACATACCCTTGGGCTTCATCCCAAATTAAAACAACACCAGTAACCAATTTTTGTTTTATAGTACTAATTTCTTCTGTAGTAATTGTTTCTTCTTTTCCTAATACCAACATTTTTATTTTTCTTTTATCATGTATTTCAGTTATAAGTTCTAAATTTTTTAGAGTTTGATGCACTTTCTTATCTTCAGTCCATTCATCAAATGTTAATGACTTATTTACCTTTCTACCAAAATATTGTTTTAAACTTGGTCTTAATGTGTAATATTCAACTTTTTCCATAATTTCCTCCTAGGTCGTGTCTGTTAGAATTGCACTAACACTAAGTTACTAAACACACGAAAAAAGGGAGTTTCCTCCCATCTATTACATACTTGTTTTGATACAAACAATTTCTTTAGGTCTAACTAGTAATCCACCATATACATATAAACCTTTTTGAGCAGTTTCAAATCCATCTTGAACTTCATAGTTAACTACTTTTTCAATTTGCTCTGCAAATGCAACAGCTTTCTTAGTTCTTAAGAAGTTAAGAACTTTTCCATAACCGCTGATTTCATAATAAGAACTTAAACTAGCTTTAGCAGGAGATGTAACTTCTGTATAAACATAAGCACTAGCTTCTCCACTTCTAGTATAATAAGTTTTGCCTTCAACAATATCTGGATCAGTAGTTACTGCATATTTTGGTTCTAATTTTGGTAAAAGATTTTCAATAGTAATTAAAGCATTACCATATTTACCAACAATACCTTTCTTAGCCATTTCAACATTATTTGTATAAAGTTCTGTTAAACTTTGGCGAATTTTGCTGAAGAATGCTGGGTCGTTTTCAGAATACAATTCTGTATTTTGAGGAACATTATTTCTATAAAGAATAACAAAACCATCTTCTAGTTTTTCAACAGCATTTGATTTTGTAACACTAGTTCCATCAATAACTTCAACCTTTCCAGCAGTAACTCCATCAGCTACTAACTTAGCAACATATTTATCTCCTTCAACAGATAATGCTTCAGCTCCTTCTTGACAAATAGCTTCTAATGCACCTGGAACAGTTTGAGCTTTATCAACATGGTCAATACCAACATTGAAATATTTCATTTGGTCCATTTCAAATTCTTGTTTAGTTACATTAGCAGCATCTCTTTTTATAGATTGTCCTGGAACGTAATTTCTTACTAATGGCTTATCTGCATTTAGAATTATTACCTTTCTTGCATTGTGTGTGTCTTTTTCATATTTAAAATCACAGTGATTTCTTAATGATGTAATAGTTTTAAGGGCTTTTTCATACCCTTGATGCCAAATAGTTTGCATAGCATCGTTCATTTAATATCATTCCTTTCTTATTTCTTCCACTTTCTTTGAGAAGCTAAAACTTTTTCCCAGACCCCTGGTCTATCCCAGTCTTCTTGAGTTAGGTTTTTAACATCTTCAGGCGAGTAGAACTCCTTTTCAATATGATTTTTTACATTTGTATCTTTCATACTTCCTAAAGGTTTTATTTCCTTTTTTGGTTGTGTTGTTTGATACATTGAAAAAATCTCAGATATTGGAACATTTGAGTTAAATTTATCTCTAAAACTTTTAAAATCTTTATCAGATAAAATATCAGCACTTGCTCCAAGTTTTTGAAGGTCTTTTCTATCTCTTTCTTCTGTTAACTTTTCAGCTAAAGTATTAAAGACAATTTTTTCTCCTTCATTTAAGTTTTTATAACCTATATTAGCTAAACGATTAGCTTCTTCGACCATTGCATCATAGCCATCATCAATAAATTCCTGAGCGTCAGCTTTAGCAAGAATTTCAATTTGGCGACTGCTAAGGCCTGGTTTAGTAGGTTCAGGTATTTTTATACCATTTTCAGCATAATATTCACGTAACTTGTGATTAGCTTCTGTGATATCATTAACACCTAAAGCGCTTTTAAGAACATCTTCTGTATCTTTGTAAGCACTCATATTAGTTTCGTTTTCTCGTTCAAATTTTCTCATTTTACGAGCTACACGTTTGTTAACGATATCATTTAGTTCTTCATCAGTTACATATCTACCTTTTGGTTGTTCTTCTTCTTTTTCTTCGGCATCTGTTTCTTCTGTTTCATTTGCTTCAGCAGTATCAGTTAACTCTATACTTTCCTCATTTTGTTCTACTGTTTGAGCTTCAGTATTTTCAGTTTCATTTTCTAAAACATTTTCGACTTTTTCGTCCATTTTTTCTCCTCCTATTTTCTTTAAGTGTTTGCTTCACTTATTCCTAAATGCTTTTTATGACTTCATCAGCTTTGGTCAATAAAAAAACAACTACATTTGAGCTGTTTGATTAACTAATTGATTCCCCATTTGAGAAATGTTTTCAATATCCATTGCATCAGCCTGATTTTGTTGCGCTTGTAATTTCATTTGTTCAGCCTGAGAACTCATTTCTTCTATAGCCTGAGTTCTCTTCTTACGTCTTTTTAATAGTTCTAATAGTTTTGCCTTAGGCATTGTCGAGAACTCATCTAAAAGGCTTACGTAATCTTCTAATAGTTGTTGATTTTGCGGTAAAAATAATTCAGACTTTGCTAGATTTTCCAATGATACCTCTTGTGCATATTTATCGTATGCACTTTTTGGAGTAACATCTATTTTTATGCTTATTTGTAGTGCCTCTAAAACACTTTTAGGTATTTCAAGAACATCTTCATTTACATCTCCACTTACTGGGTCTGTACTTTCATCTATTACAACTAAACTTTCTGAATAAGTCTTCAACATATCAAATATAATTAACCCTATATCTTCAATAAATTGTTTTGCTGAAGAACTTTGTTCATCTAAAGGTTGTTCACTTGCTCTTTGTACTGCTAAAATAGCTTTACCACTTGCTTCATCGGGTTTTATTTGGCCAGTTGCAATATCTCCAGCACCAGCTAGTTCACGACAAGTAGTTATTAATTCATTTTGTAAACTTGCTATATCAGGGCTTATTTGGCCTGGTGTTGTAATTTTAAAGAATTTACTTACATCATCAGCACTAGTGTCATTTACATAAATTGTAGAACCAACTTTATTCAAGTCTTGTGGATTATCAATTTTATTCTTGTTAATAACAGTGTGAGGATAAGATATCATTTTACCAATGAATGCCCTTCTAGTAGCTGTTTTATTTACTTCTATTTGAGTATCTATATATTGTTCGACTTCTCCTATTCCACGAGCATTACCTTCACAGTCTTCCCAATTTAGATGTGCAATTGGATAATAAGTAAGACCTGTATCAGCATCTTTTTCAATATCGACAAATTTCATTGCTTCCGAATAATGAATTGTCCCATTTTTCTTATAAAGCATTGTTACTACTGTAACCATATCTGTAACTTCTTCTTTTGAATCTATTCCGCTTTCATTTTGAGTGAAGTTATCAGCATGAATTGCACTAATATCTTCTTCTTTGACACCCTTACTTCGTGCATATTCTCTTGCTTGAGATAAAGTAGTTCTTTTCTTCAATAAGATATATGGCTGTTCTTGAATGTCATCATCATTTTCATTGCCATACATAACATCTACTTTTGATTTTAATTCCATTATCGGAACTTCTTTTTTACTATCCCAGAAGAAGTATGCTAGTGCTTCCCCATTTATAGCAGATTTTTTAACACACTTTTTAAGCTTTGTATCTATTTTATTAATTTCCCACACTTTTTGTGCTTTTTTAGTTACTAATTCGCTAGCTTTCTTTGCAACTTCTCTAAATTCTTCATTATCATAGTTTTCAGAATTGTATATTAGTGCATAATCAGTACTTGTAACTACTCCAACTTTGTACTTAACTATTGGTTTAATAAAGTTAACTTGAATAGGTTCTGTTTTCTTTAAAACTACACCTTCCCATTGATCTCCGTTAAAAAACCTAAAGTTGCGGTCCGTTTTAGTGAAATAACCTTTTCTGTTCATAAATAATAAATGGGTTTCGTATAAACCCCATATATCAGTTTCTTTTAGTTCTAAATCCATATGAACCTCCTATTCTATACTTTTTTGACTTTCTATTGTTCCATCAAAATTATTAATGTTTTCCCATTCAATTTGAGCTTCTTTACTTAATGTGGGTTCTTTTGGAACACTTAAGTCTTTTACTACTTTGCTTATTGGTTCTGCAATTGTAACTATCTTTTCTTCATTCTTTAGTTTTTGACCATTTTTTAAACCTAAAGAATAAGCTTCAATAATTAAAAATCCAATTACCAAAACTAAACCTACTATATCCCACATTATTTAACACCTTTTTTCTTTTTAGTTTTTGGTTTAGTTTCTTCCAATACTTCTTTTATAGTATCTTCTATAATTTTATTGGTTTCTTCTTCTCCAATAATATCATTTGAAATTTCTCTTAGCTTTCGTAGCATTTTCTTTTTCATATTATTTCAATCTCCTCTCCATAACCTTCGTATGAAGGTCTTTCAAAATCAAAATTTATTACAAATTCATCTTTTTTTATTACTTTAGCTGGTGCTATGTGATTTACACAGAAATATCTTAAAGCATCCGTTATATGCGTTATTTCATGTGGTTCAGTAGCAACATCATTTGGGTCTTTTTCATCATGTTGCAATTGAGGTAAACATCTTACTAAATTTATACAATTACTGAATATCTTGATATCACTATCATCATATACTTCACCAGTCTGTTCATTTTTCACTTTTTTTATTTTTAACCATTCCTTAACATTTAACCAACCAGCTTTTCTATCGTTGCTAGCTTTTGTTAAGTCTATCCCGCCTTCAAAGAACAATTCAGCAGTACTTTTTCCAGTATCTCTGTTTCTATTCCACAAATCCGGTGGAGCATATATTGCTTTATATTTATGATTTCTCATTATACTTTTTAATGTTTGCCTTGCGTCACTTACAATCAAATCTGATTTATGAATTTCATTATAAACATAAGCTTTTCCTTTTGTATCTACCGCAACAAAAAGAACTGCGAACATATCTAGTCCGTAGTCCATTGCAATATATCTATTCCATTCAAGCGGTATTTCAAATGGATCTATTACATGAATATTTCTATTAAATTCTCTAAAGAATTGTCCGTCGAAAACATCCCAATTACCATATAGCATTGCTTGTTTTCTATCTTCTGGAAGATTTTCAAGCACTTTTACATAATTTGGGTCCTTTTCCATTATGTATTTGTTCTCAAATACCAACGATGGAATAAATTTATAATCATCTGGAGTTTCAGTTGTTTTATAATCTTTATCAATAAATAATCTTTTTACCCACGAATGACCAACTCCACCAGGGTTACACGTAAAATACATTCTAGGAACAAATTCTTTTTTCAAATTTCCACTCATACGATTAGATTCTGTAAGTGTTTGAAATTGAAACTCAGTAAAGTGAGTAGCTTCTTCCATTACTATTACCTCGTAAGCTTGGCCTTGATATTGTAAGACATCTTTTTCGGTGTCGCAATATCCTAGAACAATTCTCGAACCATTCGGAAATATAAACTCTTTTGTGTTATCTTTGTAGATAGCTATATTTTTTAGCATTTTTTGTAACGGCAATATGTGATTATCTCTTAATTCTTTCAACGTCCTTCTAAGCAATAATATTTGTATACCAGGATAATTAAAAGCTAATAAACACATTTTTATTCTTGATACATGACTCTTTCCACCACCTCTAGCACCACCGTAACATATACTTATTTGTTGCCTTACAAAACTCTATTTGTTTTGGATAAAGTTCTCCAATATCAAAAACCATTATTTGCTCAACTCTTTTATTTCATCAGACATTTTTATAGCTATTGATGCGTTACTTGTAGCCTCACCCTTTGCAAGCGCTCTTTTATCAAATAAAGTACCTATTGCAGTAGTAAGATTGTTTATTGGTATATCTTCCCTATCTAATGCTTTATCTAACTTATTCATAGCTTTGTCAATTAACTTATCTGCATATTCTACAAACTCTAGTTTTTTTCGTTCGGATACTTTCGTGTATTCTTCGAAATGTTCTTCAATTATCTTCTTTACAGTCTTATCTGATACATTGCATTCTTTAGCAGTTGCATTGTAACTATTAGTTAGTGCATAACTAGCCATAATCATTTGTATTTTTTTATTATCTATTTTTACACCTTTCGGCATAGTTATCACTCCCTTTCTTTAAATTCTATACACTCCCAAATTTCTTCTTTATAAGCTGCCAAAACTGATGTAATAATAGCAAATAAAAGCATAACTATTACAAGTACTATAGCTAATATATATTTCATATTACATCTTTCCTTTCAACTGTCCGCTATAATCGAGCTTTTTTAAATACTGTACTAATGATATAAACTAGTATTACCTTTAATGTCGGCTACAGAATAATTTCATAGTCTAAGGCATATATCATCAGTACACTACCTAAAAAGGTAGCACTATTTTGCACTCTCCTAAATCTCAACGAAAAAATTTAAGTTCTGTGCATTTCGTAGACTACTTCGTTCGCTGTTCTAGGGTGTTAGCAGTTTTCCCCACCTATAAATAAGACTTTATTGACTCTCATAATTAAATAATTTTAATAAAATCTTTACAAACACAGGATTTTATGTGTTTTCCTTACTCCTATAACTGGCACGCAAATGATATATAGACAGAAATACTTCTATCCGATTTTTCGTATCACTGGTGCTTTGTTAAGTGCTTATAGATATAATTAATCAACCACCTTATAGGTGACCACACTGTAAAGCCAGCATGGAGGGTTTTAACCTCACTCATAATATTTATAAGCACCATAGAATAGATATAACTATTGCAATAGGTTTTATCTTTCAATAGCTTTAAGATACAACACTGGTTATATATCTACTCTATGCTACTTATAAAATGGTAGGCGAAGCAGGATTTGAACCTACAATAAAGCTGTATAAGAACCCCGTGATAACCATTTCACCATTCGCCTAAAAAAACGATTAGAAAATAATCTAATCGTGTGAGGTAATAAATGAAATATATAATTATTCCATAATACCATTTTAACATACTTCACCGGACATTGAGCGGACATCTTTTGTAAAACCACTTATATCAATCAAAAAATTATTCATTTTCTTTTAACCATTTTTCCAAATCTTTTATAACAGTTTCTTTGTAATTAATATAATCTTTTGCAGAATATATTTTGTTCATTTCTAAAGAATAAGCTTCGAATTGTTGATTTTTATTATTAAAATGATTTGCAATTCTGAATGTATCACCACTTTTATTTTTTACATATATACTAGGTAATTCTCCGGCATTCCATGAATTTGAAATTTCATAATCTATATCTTTTTTATCTAATTCTTCTAATATATTATCATAAGCTTCTTTAGCTTTTGGAATCATACTATAATATGATTTATTTTGATGGATATATGCTTCATAACCCTTTTCACTCATAATATTTGATATCTTTTCATAATAATTATCTAAATAGTTTTCGTATACATAATCGCTTATCTCTTCATTTTCGTACATTTCGTTTATTTTTTTTATAGCACTATAAGAAATTTCATTAATTAATTGTTCATCTATACCAAATTCTTCTTCAAATTTTTCTATATTAGACAAAGAATCTCTTAATTCTTCTTCAAGACTTTCATCAGTATCTTTTATTAATTTATTATAAATTTTAATATCTTCTTCTTTGCTTTTATTCGTATCTAATATCATTTTTTGAAATTCTTCTTCTCTGATTTTGTTTTTAGCATTTCTATAATCTTCATCAGTTAAATCTTTTGCTAATTCTTTTTTTTCTTCTTTTAATGTTCTTATGCGTTCCGTTGCTAGTCTATATTCTTCTTTGCAAAATTGTTTTTTTCTTAATTTTTCATTTAATTCATCTATTTCTCTCTTTATTAAAACCCATTGTCTCGCTTTTTCTTCTTTTGACAGTTCTTTTTCAAAAATTTCGTTTTTTTTCATACGTTCTTTTTCTCCTTTGTTAGTCTAATTATACCACACTGCAATGGTAGTGTCAATAGTTTTTTTGAAATTCACAAAAATTTTTTTATTAAAGGAAAAAGAGCCTTTCGGCTCCGTGTCAAATCGCTAGCGGTCTTTAATAATTGTCATAGAAAATTTTTCACTAGCACTAATAATTTATCATCTTTTTTTAGAAATGTCAATACTTAGACTGAGTTTAAAATTATTAATAGCATTTCGCAAAAAATCTGCTTTAGTAATATTGTTTTCTTCTAAAAGTTTATTTAGCTCGTTCATCTCATCAATGTTTAAATCGACTCCAAAATGTTTCTTGTGTTGTTTTTTATAATTTTTATCATATTCTAATTTGTTAAAAGCAATGTCTTTTTTCATATTATCTCCTCGAATAGAATTTTATCACATTTTTTTAAATTTTACCACTTATTATTTCTTTATATATTCTTCTTACTTGCTTTTCACTATAATTAAGAGTTTCTGCAATTTCTATCCAATACCTTTTTCGATTGTACTTTCTTATAAATTCCATGTCTTCTCTTAATTCGTAAACTTTTAGCTTATAAGGCTCTATATTAGAAATTCTTTGCATTTCTTTAAGGATGTATTCTTGATAACTCAATATACTTTCTTGTAAAGAATATATCTTAGTATCTAGTTCTTCATCTTTTATAATATAATGACTGAATTTGTCAAAGATTGCATTTGTCCTACTCGTGACCACATCTTTAAATTTCGAAGAACCAGGCTGAGTTTTAACATAATTTATTTTTTTCTTAGTTAAATACACATCCAGTTCATTTTCTAATTTTTCAATTTCATTTCTTGCTTCTTTAATAGTTAAATGTTTTTCTAGTATCATTTGTTACTCCTTTGTTATTTTGTTAATTCTTTCTATTTCACTATCTATTTTTTCTAGTAATCCGCGTACTTTCATAAGTCTACCATCAGTAACACCAAATTTATAATCTAACTCTTTATCTATATATTCTTGACACAACCTTCTAATTTTTCTAAAATGATATTCTATTACTTCTTGTGCTTCATCTTCATTCATCATCTTTAGTTTCATTTTTCATTTCTCCTTTAATTTATTTAAATAATCTTGGTCTGTCATAATTACTTTTGCATTGACTTCTAAAAGTAAGTGGCTTTCTTCTGTTACTCCGAAAGTATTAGGTT